ATGGCGGAGTACCCTCAGTCTGCTTTGATTGTTTCTGGTGCGATTCCACGGCGAAGCCAGGACGAGAGCTTTGCCACGTCTTTGAAGGTCACTGCTTTATCTTTATTTGCAGCATTTATTGCTGCTGCAGTCTTGACATTCATTTACAAGACTTGCATTGCGGATTTCATTACGCAATTCCGTTTATCCGGTTTAAGCAGTGTAACTTCATCTGGCTTTGGGCGGACCGCTGAGGTTCCGCCAGCTGTCCCTACAAGGACAGCGTCTGAGGTTTCAATTCCCGTAAGGGAAGCTGTTTCTGCTCCTCCTTTGGTTTCTTCCGTGGTTGGTGTTTAGTTTCCATGGCAGCTTCGTCGAAGAGGAAGCGCGGGAGTACTTCCGCAACCAAGCGGCGCAAGAAGCCGCGGTACACGAAGTGGACCTCTGCCCGCAGCTCTAACAGAGATGCGCTGCAGGTACAGACCTTCACCTGGGGTGAAGATCAGGCGTTCAACGCCGGAGGACGTGCGATACTTCTCACGGCCTTTACGCGTGGTTCTGCCGAGAACCAACGCAAATCCCAGGAGACCATTACATACAAGGTTAGTATTAACCTTGGTGTGTCAGCATCTGCTACCGTCCTCAAGTACTGCTGCAAGAGCCAGCCATTATGCTGGCTCGTATACGATAAGTCCCCGACTGGGATTACGGACCTGACCCCATCAGACATCTTCGATGTGCCCTCGGGGTTACAGAACTGGCCTTCCACCTGGAAGGTCAAACGAGAAGCGTCTCATCGCTTCGTCGTCAAACGGCGTTGGCCGTTCACGTTATCATGCAACGGGAGTACGTTCCAGAAGGACTACACAAACCTGCCTGTCTGTAACACAGACAACCTGGTGTCTGTAACGAGGTTCGCCAAGGGACTTGGAGTGCGAACGGAGTGGAAGGACACAACGACAGCGGACGCGTCGGACATCAAGGGTGGAGCCCTCTACCTTGTGGTAGCCCCCGCTAACGGGCTTGTGTTTACAGCCCGTGGTGTAATCAAAGTCTACTTTAAGTCAGTGGGCAACCAGTAGCCCATTTGTAATGAGCCCATGGGGCGAACTTATGAAATAAAATCTTGCATTTTATTCATCGCATTGAGATGCATGCGTAGCAGCAAAGCAAATTACATAACTGGTTTTGTGGGTCGCGAGGGGGAACCCGGAGCACGCACCCAAAACACTAAATGAAACACACCCAAATAATCTATCTGAAAATGCCGGACGAGGACTCGCGAAGGAGTCCGAGATTACAAAGCTTCGAAGAAGCTTTCACCCGAGTACATGTAATGTACGACTGCGTTAGCATTGAACCAGTCAGCCTGACTAGGCTGCATTTGTTGAAGCCAGTCTTCATCCTCGTTCACGAGGATTATGCATGGAATGCCATTTGACAGCAGCCGTTTCTTGCCATACTTCGGATTTACTGTAATGTCCTTCTGGCTTCCGACAAGCCCTTTCCAACAAGGAACAAATTTAAACGGAATGTCATCTATGACATTATATCTTGCATTTTGAATTACGTGGAGGAAGTCCACGGAATGTTGCCAGTAGTTATGACTTCCGAGACTTCTTGCCCAAGAAGTCTTTCCTGTTCTTGTTGGACCACATATGTAGAGGGAACGTCTTCGTTCAGTAGGACTTCTGTCCTGCTTAGATCAGACATCCATTGGAGGTCAAGCTTTGCTTGTTCCTCCGAAACACCGTTGTGTATGGAATACGCATAAGGACTTACAGTGTATAATTCATCTCGGAGCCATGCTCCGATAACAGGATGTGTATCCTGCGATGGCATCCCGAAGGGATCCACATACGGTGGAGGAGTGGAAGGGAACAGCGATTCAGCTGAGAACTGAAACTGCTGCAACCTTGTTGCCCAGTCGAATGGGAAGGATTTCCTTACCATCGAGAGATAGTCCTCCTTGTTTGTGGAACTTTTAATGATTTCCGCCATTTTTGCATCCTTCGTAGAAGGTGCGTCCGCCTTCTTCTTTCTCGGACGCTTGATTTCCTGAAATACCCCATATTCCGCTTCGGATATTGGGGATTTCTTGCAGTATGATAATGCCTTCTTGGGCATTCTTGGATTTTGAACATTTGGATGAAATTCTTTGATGTCGAAGAATTTTGCACTTGTAGTGCGCACGTATTTTGAGCATTGTATTATACAATGCAGATGGTGAGATCCATCTTTATGTGCCTCTTGTGCCACGTAGATATACGTGGGACAGTATTTCTTCAATAAAGAAGAAATATATTCCAGGAGGAATACAGCCGTGAGGTTGCACTTACTGTATGTGAGGAACAGGTTCCTCGCTCTCACCTTGAAGCATGAAGAGGAGGGGGCGTCGATAGACTGCCCACCCCTTCCTGGGCTCTCCATTTGACTGCCCACTTCACTGTTGCTTGTCTCACTGACAAGTGAGGACATCTCGTCAGAAGCTATCGTGGATAGCTTCAACGCCCTTAGATCTTCTTTGAGATCCGAGGTTTTGAAAAACTCTCTTCCTAGACCGCTGCCGACTGCCGAGTTCTCCCCCCGAAGCCCTTCTTATATGGGCCGGGGGGCATTGCTTTCCGTGTGGGCCGGCCCGGTAAAGAGGCAGCGCAATAATATTACCGCTGCCCTCTTTACCCGAGGGCCCCATGCTCAACGGGGACCGAGGTGGCTTTGCCCGGGCCTTATCAGCCCACTAAGGGCTGTTTCCCGCAATCTGATTTCGTTTTTTGCTTTGACTGACATTTCTGCTTTGGATGCGGCTTTAAATAGCCGCATCGCACTACTACGCC